ATAGTGGTTACTGTGATGCTTGTCCTAAGAACACTCCAATCCCAAGATTGTTCCACTGAAACTTTAGCATCGTTAACGAAATCACCAATGAGGGCTGAATACGAGTTTTGATTAATCGTTGAAATCTCATCCTCTCGTAGACGCCTAAGAACATTGTTCACAATATTTAAGTAATTCATGCTTTAACTCTAACCTTATAAAAGGCTTGCAAAAGAACTGACAAAGGATCTGAAGCTGCAATAGGTGTCAGTTGTTGTATCCTTGGGTCATAAGCAATATTAGCCATGAAAGGTTTGTACTCAGGAGAAGAATAAACAGGTGCCGCCTGTTGAGGTCTTGCCAACATCCCTGCACCAAAGAGACCTGCGAAGAGCTTTTGAAGATCAAGGTTAGGAGTGTCTACCTTTGGAACATCTGGCACATTCACTGCAATATCAGGAAGATTAGGTAAATCTATAGGTGTCTCAGGAACATTAACTGCAATGTCTGGAAGATTAATGCCTGACAAATCTATAGGGTTGCTAGGTAAGTTCACTGCAATGTCTGGAAGATTAGGTAAATCTACATTTAACAAGTCTGGTAAATTTATAGTTGGAAGAGGTATGTTTGGAAGTTCAAACGGACCGTTATCAAACAAGTCTGGTAAATTTATATTAGGAAAATCTATATTAGGCAGATTTACATTAGGTAAATTTATATTAAGTGAAGGCAAGTTTAGATCAGATGCTATGTTGAACAGAGAGGACGTACTAGGACCACCAATGTTTGCCAACAAGTCGGATACTTGTACATTCTCTACAATGTTCTGAAGACTAGCAGGCAACGAACTAAGAACATCTGATTGACCTACAGTTCCAAGGTTCATGTCCCCAAGAACACCACCAACAGCAGACCATTGGTCCTGTGGAAGATTGATACCGAACTTAAGTGCGTCAGCCAGATTAAGGCCTTCTACACCTTTAGCAAGGGTGCTAGTCCCTAGATCAAGCCCAAGGGTATCCCCTAGAGTTCCACTCAGGAGACCACCAGGAGCACCTGCGTAGCCAAGGACACCTGCTGTAAGAGCATCTTTGATATCCCCACCTGAAGCCAAAGCAACACCTGCTTTACCCAATCCTTGACCAAGAGCTGTCTGGAAGAAGGAAGGTGCTGCTAGGTTCAATACAGGGTTTGCTATAGCTGATGAACCAACAGGGGAAAGAAAAACAGACGATATAAGGTCTGTGTTGATTCCACCTAATGGCGCTGAAACTGCACCGAAATCAACTGCCGGAATATTGAACTCACCTACAGGTGCAGAAGCTGGTCCAGCCAGTTTACCACCCAGATAAGCACTGCCGCCTGCTACAGCAGCAGCCTTAAGCGCATCTTCCCAGTCAGCTCCAGATAGTTTTGTAGATGTACCACTAGCAAGGGCTGATCCCAAGGCTTGCCCACCAACACCAGGAAGAAGCATATTACCAATAACAGCACCAGCAGTGGTCAGAGCTGCATTGACAATGGGGTTAGCCATTGCCTGTTGGAACTCACTGGGATCATTCTCAGGGTTCCAGTAACCACCAATAGCAGGACCGTACTCCTGAAGGTCTGCATACGGGTTATCCGAATACTTCTTCCTCTTGGTGCCAAAGGAGAAGTGTGCTTCAAAGTCCTCAAAGCCAACTTTCTTTGGTAGATTGAACTGCTCTCGAATATCATTAATCTTGTTTGTAAAACCTTCTTGAGTGAACCGATTATTTCGATAGTCCAACCAAGCAAGCTCAGTCTGTTCATCAGCGGACAGAAACTTTCTAAAATCTTCGTTATCAGTGTAATACTCGTACCACGTCTTGATGTCATCAGCTACTTGAGCACCTTCCCCTGAAGGTCTGTAGGGGAGATATATGTCACCAATCTGCTCAGGTCTGTTGGTGGCTACATAACCTGGTGCTTGGTTAAGTTGAAGCATCTCACTGTAGCCCACACGGGTTTTACCGGGGGTTGCCAAGGGTGACTCATAGGTTCTACCACCAAAGATGTCAGTAGCCCCCACAAGGCTTACATCCGGATTAAAAACATAAGCAGGAGTATAGGGATTGGTGATTGTGCTCGAAGTGGCACCAGGAACACCAAACATTCCTGAAGCACCTGAAATAGCCTCCAGATTCAGACTAGAAAGAATCCTTGCAGCCTCATCAGCGGAGATCATAGGGGCTGAAGGGGCTGTAGACGCCATGGGAGCCGCTACAGGGGCTGTAGGGGCTACAGGGGCTACTGGGGTAGCCATAGGGGCTACAACAGGCGCAGGAGGCACTACAGGCACTACAGGGGCTATAGGGGCTATAGAAGACACTACAGGAGATGGTGATGCCGCTGCTTGTGCAGAAAGTATTTGTTGTGTAACGTAAGGGTTACCATTGGCAGCTTTCAATAGATTTTGTTGAAAAGCTGCTTGATTAAGAGCTTGCTGTTGCTTCAAAGCAGCTATAGTGCTCTGGGTGGACACAGGAGGCGCTGTAGAGACCATAGGGGCTACTTGGGTAGCCACAGGGGCTACAACAGGCTTAGGAGCCACTACAGGAGCTGCTGGGGCTACAGGAGCCAATGAAGGCATGTTGAACATCCCCACATTACCTTGAGTCAAACCAGCCAGAGCAGCAAGGTTCAAGTTTGGAAGAGTAAGATTAGGCACCATCGTTTTTGTTACTCAATACTGATTTAGTTATCTTCTCCGCTGACCTACCCACCACATAACCACCAAGACCCAACTGAAGCAGAGACCATGCTTCATCCCTAAGTGGGCTGGAGAGAAGCCCAAGGCTGTCTCCAACACACAAAGCAAGGAATGTAAGCATGGTCACTGGTCTCCAAATAGCTGTGAGCCAATGTTCCGACTTAGCCTCTGCTTCAATGATCTTTGCCCTAGACTCAAAGGAGTCCTTCTCGTACTGAAGCACCTGGTCAATGACTGCTGCTTGAGTAACCAAGAGTCTCTCTTTGTGTTGTAGCTTTTCCTCTTGACTGGTGTGTACGTTGTCAATGAGTTCTACAGCGGGCTTAAAGATGGACTGAATGAGGTTAAGTAGTTGCATTGTTACTCTTGAGTTTCTGACTCTTCCTTAGTAGGCAATTGCTCTTCAGCTTGTTCCTTAATCTTAACCATAAGAGGGAAAGCACCTGACTTTGTAGGGAGATCCCCAAGAACCTGAAGAATCCCATTGACCTCTTCAATTGCAAGACTCAGTGTAATACTCATTTATTTATCCTTAAGTGGGGTTGTTGTCACTACTCTCAAGAACAGGTTTACCAAAGAACCTGCCAAGAGAATAGTAGCAGTAGTCTCAAGTCCAATCAAGGTTGTCAAATGAGGTCTAAGGAGTTCTAAGGAAGCTAAAAGAGCTAAAAAAGTATTCCACCAGACAGTCTTACTTCTCATGGCACCTTTGAGGTGATCTAAACTCATGGTGACCACGGCAACGGAGGGGTTTCAACCACGGGGTTAATCTGAGCCTGAATCTGTGTTTCCACCGCAGCTTCCGTAACGGCTTTGTCTACCCCGTTTTCCCAGATCCAGCCCAACACTTGGCTTTGCGTCAAGTTGGCGTAGGGGGTAAAAGAGGCGGTCGGTACCGGTACGGCACACGTAGCGTAGACACTGCTGGAGAACTCTCCGTTCTGGCCCGAACAGGTCCAATGGACGTTAAAAACAACTTCGCTACGACCGGCTTGCTGAACGTATACGTCCATCGCAGTCACGGTCCACGTGTATTGTGTGGTCATGATAGTCCTCTTAGTTACTTTCTAGTTTGGTTACGCTGAGGTAGCGTGGTTACGGGTTAAAGAAGTCTCAAAAGAGACCATTCCACGGTAGTGACAGCGCCACTTGTTTGTGTAACCTGCAAATTTGTTCCACTCAAGGAAACCGTTAAAAACGCCGCCGTAATAATATTTGTGTAGGAATCTGTATTACCACCACAGCGAAGAAGCCCTAAAACAGTGTAGTTGGAGCCTGTATCGGCGATAACAACCGTCACCGTTACCAAAAAGGTGCTAGCCCCGGCTGCTGTTACCGATAGCATTGTTGTTGCTGTGTTATCTGCTACTTCAAGCGATCCATTATTAGACGTGATCTTTCCTACAACTGTCTTTGTAGTGTTTGTCTGGCTACCGGTGGTGGCCGTAGTCCCCACCAAGAAATTACCATCACTCGTGATGCGGGCGCGTTCGGTGTTGTTGGTGGTGATAATTAAATTGGCATTTTCGCGTTGCTCAATGAATGCGTCCGCACCAGCAACGGCCAACTGAAAACCATCACCCGCAGAGTCGCCAGTTGTATTATTCCTAAGCACAAGTCTCGCAGCGCCGGAGCCGTTATAAACAGCAACACATTTTCCGTCTGCGCCAGCGAACGTCGTCCCAATCCCCAAGTTCCCACTCGCATCCAGCGTCATCGCCTGAGTAAAGCTAATAGCGTTACCTGCGGTGCCTGAGGGGGCTGTGTACCAACGATGGTCACCAAAAGAGGCATCCAGCTGATATTTAGTGGCGGGACCAGTGACCTTGTAGGTACCGCCAGAACCTCCGGCGTCTACCCCACCGTCCGTATTGGTCCCCACAATTAAATTTTGAGGACCATTGGCTGCAATGTATGTGCCATTTACTTGAAGGGCTTTGAAGTTGAAACCCCATGTACTTGGGGTTACACCCAAGCCAAGGTTACCTGAGGAGTCAATACGGGCACGCTCAAGGTTATTGTTGGTAGCAAATGTTATAAAAGAATCGTTAAGATTTGTTGCTATACGGAATTCTCCACCACTTGGAGACTCCGTTGTATCTTTAATAAACGCCCGCAAACTGTTATCGGAAGCTCTCCATTCAGGACCGACAAGTTGACTGGTAGTACCAGTAGAGTCAAAAACCAGTGGCTGAGTGCCCCCAACAATCCGTACTTTTCCCCCGCCAGTAGTATTTGTAGTTCCAATACCAAGGTTGCCGGAGGAGTTAATCCTAGCACGCTCGGTATTATTAGTGGTGAAGATTATATTTCCACTTCCTCCTGCTACTCCGTACCAAGCATTGCCTGTACCGACTGAGTAAAATGTGGTATCCCCTGCGGCTGTTCCTGTTAAAAAATCATTTGTTGCCGCAGCGACTCCAATCCGTGCTTCTGAGGAGGTCCTTCCAACATTAATAAAATTGAATGTGCCTGTGGAGTTACTATAAAAAGTACCGATGCGTTGAACATGTAGTTTTGTAGTAGGAGAAGTAGTTCCAATACCAAGGTTGCCGGAGGAGTCGAGGCGCAGGCGCTGATTGCCGTCGTTCGAAGTATTTCTTGCAGACCAAAATACAAAAGAGTTTTCTCCAGCAGATTGACCAATAACCCAATCAGCAATTCCGTTTTGAGTAAATAGCGTTTGCGACCCTGTTTGGCTAGAAGATGCTCCGTTTCTGATACGCTGAACAATTCCTCTAGTTGGGTTGTCAGATGAAGCATCAAGTCGCAACAACGGGGAAGCAATCCCAACACCCACATTACCAGAATCATCAACAATAACCCTTTGGGTTCCCCCAGTAGCAATAGCTACTTTGTCCGCTGCGGGGAAGTAAATGCCGGTGTTGGTGTCACCTACAGTGGTGAGAGAAGGTGCAGAGACAGTGCCTGCGGTGAGGACAACAGTATCCCCAGACTTATCAGCCTTGGAGTTTACTGCCGTTGCAATAGCGGAGAACTCAGTATCAAACTCAGAGCCACGAATAACCTTTTGGGAGTCCCCAGAGGGGAGAGAGTCCTTGGCAGTGAAATCAGTTGATTTTGTATAGTTGGACATTAGTTGCTTACCTTAATGTAATAAGTAGCGAAACTTGCAATAGTAGCCAAACAAAACCAGAGTGCTCTCTCGAAGAAGGATACTTGCTTTGAGTTTACAGCCACTTTAGAGATCAACTCCCCAATGGACCCCTCTTGCTTTTCAAGTCTATCCTCAATCTTTTCTATTCTTTCATTGGAAGCAAGAACCTTTTCTTCAACTCTAGCAATAGTGAGAATTGCTTCAGTCAGTTTGTCCAGCTTGGTTTCAATCCTAGAGAGTCTATCTTCAGTAGCCATTGAATTAGTGCCCTTGGTGTTAAAAAGAAGGCAGGGGTACTTCTCTTGGTGTAGAGTTTCTCCCTGCCTGCTTAGTTAGCTTTGCTTACAGGTCGTTGACTGCAAGAACAAAGCCAGCTTCGGGGCGATAGACTTGTACGCCATAAAGCGTGTCAGCAGTGAACAGGGTAGCAAGGTATTCCTGCTTGTACTGCGTCTGCGAACGAACAGCCATCTTCTCTGCAAGGACAA